GACATATATAATTATATTATAAAAATTTTAAATTAACGCCTCTAATATTACTGAAAGAGGCGTTTTTTAATAATTTAAGGTTTAGATACTATTTTGTGCGCTTTTTTCATCTAGGTTTTGGCAATCCGATTTCTCCATAGTTTTTCAATCCACTATCTCGAAGGATCAATTCAATATCTTTTTTTGCTTGCATTTGATTTTCGTCAAATTCCAATAACTCTTTCGGCAATTCTACCTTTAAGTCAACACAAGGTAATTCTAGTTTGATTGTCATGGCTGTATTTTTTTAATTACACACTCCAGTCAGTTAATGCTCCAAATTGTCTAATCATATCATGAACTACAATATTGGAGTTCTCAGCCAAATAGCAGAAGAAATCATATTGCCCGGTGTAATCACCTTCATAATTTTGTAAGTCAGTATCATCAGCTAACGGAACTCCTGTTGTAGCATCGCACATCACTTCGTTGGTAGCAGTAATCGTTTTTAAATAATCCGGAATAACATTTCCTAAATACTCACCTTTATTCCCAGTAATTCCTTTTGAGAAGTGCTGCACAACCCAAATTACTTTTACTTGTTTTGCATCGACATCATAAACCAATCTCGAACAATATGCCTCACGAATAATTCTAGTTTCGTGCTTTTGGAAATCAGGTAACTGGATTCTGATTTCAGTCTGTGGTAAATTTATTTTTGACATGCGACTTATTTTTTAGGATTTAACTTTTCAAGCTGCTCAGTGAGTTCTTTAATTTTTAACTCAGATTCTTCTTTCATTTTAGCATTGTCTGTTTTTTCTTTAGCATAAGTTGCCAATAAACTTTCATGATCAATCAACATTTGCGTAATCACATTCAATGCAACTGCTGAGCGTACTGCATCAGTGATCTCTAAAGCAGAAGCTTTATTTGCTGCTTCAGCAACTTTATGTAATACTTGTATTGATTGTGATGGGGTTAATGCTTCAATAGGTATAACTGGTTTCATATAATTGGTTTTTAATTCATTACAAAAAATGCAACTGTTGTTTCAGCAGTTGCAGCTGCATTAAGGTTTATAGTAAAAGAACCGGCAGCAGGCGTAATTCTAGCAGAACTCGCAGTTGCATCTGAACCATAAACACAAGGAATTACTATCGAATTAGCAGTTACCAAATTATTGGTAACAACTAACGAAGAAGCTCCAGCTCCAAAATTTACAGTTCCAGCGATTTTATTTATGGTTTGATCTCCCGTTGTTCCGGAAGCAGTATTTGTTGCAGAAAATAACAATCTTCCTTTTTGAACATCAATTGCAATTGCATCAGCAGCAGCTGTTAGTGTCGGATTGAAATAAAAACCACGAACTTTTCCATTAGCTCCACCAGTTTGATTTATTGTTGGAGATGCGTTAAAAATATTTAGATCAGAAGTTCCCGAAGTTGGAGACCAGCTAATATCAGTTAAAAACACAGATTTAGAACCTGAAGTTGCCGTTGTTGCAACTCCTGAAGCACTATACATATAATTGTTACCAAAATTAAAAACACTTCCAGATGATCCAAAAAATGAACCTGTTGCACCTCCTGAACCAGCATTGATTCCATTTCCAACCGTCAGTGTTCCTGTTTTGGTTAATCTACCCATAGAAACACCATGAACTTGAAAGTCAAACAATAAAGATGATATACTACTAGCTGTATTGGTTACATTTAACTTTAATGCTGTAGGATTACCTGTTGTATTCCATGTTTGAGACAAATTTAAAACACCAGTAGCAGAGCTTCCAGTTTGCGTGGTTCCAACAGACGTGACTAAACCCGAAAATGTTGGCTCGGCGATAGGCGCCTTTAAATCTAAAGCAGTATTAACCGCTGTTTTACTTGGTGCAACTGTTGTAGATGCTGTTAGGTTATCCGCTACTTTAGCATCAGCATAATCATCACGTGCGGTCGTATAATTAGATGAAATTCCAACTACTGGAGTTGTAGTAGGATTTGATACGGTTATTTCATCTGTTGTTCCAGAAACACTTTCAATTCCAGCACCGCTTGATTTGTTTGCAACTGTTAGAATCCATTCAGCAGCGACAGAAAAATGTTTTAATTGAAAGAAATCCCCAACGTTTAACGTTAAAGTTGTTATGTTTTGGTCTAAGTAAAAACAATTAGCACCATCAAAATCAAAAGTAACTGTTGCGTTAATATCATCGTTTTGAATAACTCCCTCTATTAAGCTGCCGTCAGGGAATACAGTATCATCTAATGTTTGAATTCCGCTTTGAACTTGCCAATATTTTAAACGGTCTGCGGGTTGCCACGTTCTATCGCCACTAATTGAAAGTGCAGAAATTGACTACGCTGAGAAAGTTCGTGAACTATACGAAAGTTTATTAGAACAAGCAAATAAAGACAAGGAAACTTTAAAAGTTGATAGAGACGCAATTATAGAAGAGTTCAAAGCCGAAAAGGAATATTTCAGAAGTCAAATAGATTCGTTGCGACAACAAGCTGCTACTATGCAAGAACAGTTCAATAACATTCAATTAGCATACGCAAAGGAGGTTGAACAGTCGCAGAACTGGGAAAAACTGCACCTAGAATTATTGGAAAAGTATAATGATTTGGAAAACAAGCATGAGGAATTGCAGAAACTATATTCCAAATTGAAACAAGATTTTGACAATCATAAAAAACAGACGAAATGAGTAAAGTAGTAGAAATAGCAACTAGAGAAATAGGGCAAGGAGAAACGCCAATTAATAGTAACAAAACAAAGTACGGACTTTGGGCAAAATATAACGGAGTGCCGTGGTGCGGTTTATTCGTTTCGTGGTGCTATGTTCAAGCGGGTGCGCCTTTACCTAAAATTGGTTTTGCCTTCAACGGCTTCGCTGGTTGCCAAACCGCAGTAGCGTATTTCCGTAAAAACAACCGAGTAACTACCAACCCAGTAGCGGGAAACATTGTTTTCTTTGATTGGAATGGCGATGGGCGTTTTGACCACACGGGTATCTTTGTAAGATGGATTGAAGTGGGTAAAACATTTGAAAGCATCGAGGGAAACACAGCAGTAGGTAATGATTCAAACGGTGGCAATGTAATGTTACGCACTCGGAAAAATATAAATGTTTTGTTTGTAGACCCGTTTTAAATCTTAAATTATGAAAAAACTAACAACCCTACTCCTATCCCTACTACTAATTTCGTGCGGAGCAAAGACAGTAAACAAAGAGCAAACTAAAACTGATTCAACGGCAATTGCTACACAAGTTATCAAAACAGATAGCACCGCAACCGATAGCACTTCGATTAAATTCGATGTTGTTACTGATGAGGTTTGTATTGAAGCGGTTGATTCGACTAAACCAATTGAAATAACCAACGCACAAGGCAAGGTAACTCGATACAAAAACGCTCGTTTAAGCCATCGAAAACGAAAAGACAATACAATAGTTGTAAATGAGAAAAGCGTGTCTAAAATCGTAGTTGATTCAGTTAGTAACGAGATTGAAGTAAATAAAATTGAAAGCAGTAAGATAGTTTATAAAGATCAGTTTAGTTGGAGCAAGTTTATTTTAGATTTATGGTGGTTGTGGTTGCTAATTATTTTAGCGTGTTATCTTGCTTACAAATGGCAAAAAGGAACTAACCCGATTGCGCTCGTTAATGGTTTGTTTGGTAAAATTAAAACTCCGATTGTGTAATGAGAATATCAAACGTAAAAGGCGCAAGTCAACCTAATTTTATTGAAGTTCGTCAATATGAAAATAGTTTGATTAACATTCAAAAAGATATGAAACCGATTAAGAGTGATTTTGTTACTGGGTTTTGGCGTGTAAAGGGAGTTGAATTAATACCTAAAGAATATGCGCTTCCAACTCACACCTCGTAAACAATACCAATTCGTAAAGAAAGGACAGTACTATATTAGAGTTGAAAAAACAGTAAACACTTGGAACGGTAAAGCACCGATTGAAGACGAAATAAAAAAGCCTACTGATTAGAGTAGGCTTTTTTGTTAGTTAAACTCGGTTTTATGTATCACAAAATCATTCTTTTTTGTTGATTTAGATGTATAGGACGCAATTTATAGCGTGTAGCCACGAGTTATGTGTAATTGTATTAGCTGCTCCAGAGTGGCTCGAACACTCGTCCGTAATAGAGTTTTAAGTTTCAAGATAAACATACTAACAAACCGTCCGCTTTTGTCTTCAATTTAACCATTCACTTACTTATCCATAATCTCCTAAAATTCACCAGCCGAACTGAAACATTGATTTTAGGCAACGTATTTTACCCGTTAAATTACAGAGCAATGTATTTTCAAAGAACAACTACACATAACAGCGTATATAACCAATTGTGGTTTTCGCAGTTATTTGAAGTTTGTTGCTCTTTATTCATTTTATCTTATTTTGAAAGTTTGTACTATTTAATCCACAACTGGTTATATACGCAAAACGTTACCAGCAATGCAGAGCGACCTACATAACCATCAACCATTGTTTATAAATCTGGTTAGCAATTTGAGCAGTCATAACAGGAGGTACGCTCATCCCTATCAAATACTGCGGATTATTAAAGTCCAGGTGGTTGTAGTCTAAAGGATAGCTACCAATCAAACTAACTGTATCTTTATCAATTAAAGTATTTTCATCAAGCCAATATCTATTTATATCAGTTGCTATTGTATTGCTTGGTTTATTCAAGTCAAGCATCACATCGCCAAATCTACCTTCTGAATAGTTTTGAGTTTCTTTTTTTGCAACACCTTTAGCAAAATGCTTAATAGGTATTTTTGGCTCTTTAAAGTTTAATTCAAGTTTTGGCACTTCTGTAAACATATCAGCAAAATGTAAAAAAGGCTTTGCTAAATCTTTTCTCATTGCTATAAAAAATACTCTTTCTCTTTTTTGTGGTACACCCATTTTTGAAGCATCAAGTAACCAGTGTTGCACATAATAACCAGCTTTATCAAACTCTCTATAAATCTGTATCACATATTGCTTTGCGTTCGTTGGGGATTTCCAGCACTAAAGCCGATTGATAGTACAAATTTTAAATTAAGCACAAATGATTATAGATAGCACAAAAGCCCCAATGA